AATTCATATGGCTATTTGGACGACTCCCTCTCCTATGGATGCAACGACTCCACCGCCTGCTCCTCCGGCACCTCCAGATCCGGGCTCTTTTCCGCCTGGTATTCCACCGCCTCCTGTCGGTGGGAGTTATTCCTATAGTTACCCAACTTATGTAAATGATCCCCGAATCGGAAATGGGGATCTGCCCGTTGGTATCAGCGGTACGGGAAATCGTGCCTTTACTCGAACTGTTCAACCAAATGAATTAGCAAGTTATCAATTAAATCAAATTAATGATCCGAATTCGGCCTATATTCAACAGGCTCGTCAGCAAGCAATGGCTGCTGCAAATGCTCGAGGACTAGGTAACTCCGCTTATGCCATAGGGAATGCTCAAGGTGCAGCCATTCGAGCGGCTCTTCCAATTGCTCAAGCGAATGCTAATACTTATGGGCAAACAGCCTCTGAAAACATGAAAGCATTGAATGATGCTCGAATTGCAGCTGCTCAATTAGCTGCGGCTCATGCAGGTGCTGGCGCTTCTCGTGCTGCTGCTGAAGCTCACGATCAAATGATGCTCCAAATGCAGCGAGAACAACTGGCTTATCAAGGTGAACAAGCGGCTTTACAACGTTCTTATGGGCAAAATACGGATTTTGTACAGCATGGCTATGGATTGGACAATGCAGCTATGCAACAAATGTATGGTTTACAAAATATGGGGTATCAACATCAATTAGGTCTGGACTCCATGTACCAACAAGGAGCATTGAATGACTACTATGGTGGTCGTCAAGATGCTCGGAACACATACAACAATATTCTTCAAGGCGGATTTGGTCAATTATTTAGCAATCCAGACATGTGGAACGATCCTCAAGGAGCACTTGGAATGGCTAGCATGTTTGGAAACTATGCGGGAAATATGATCAATCAGTTCAATGGTGGACCTCCTCAAGGGATGAATTGGGGTGGTGGATATGGCTATCAACAACCAATTCCGCCACAACAACCTCCAACTTATCCATAATAATAACAAAATAACAGGTAATTGATATATGGGACTTTTTAGTGCAATTGGTGGAGTAGTTGGATCGTTATTTGGTGGACCAGCTGGCGGAGCTATTGGTTCAGGAGGCGGTGGATTTCTTGACAATCTCTTTAGTGGCGGTGGGTCCTCAAATGGTGGTGGTCGTTCTGGTTTAGCAGACGTCTTGCTTGGTGGAATTGGCGGAATGGCCAAATCTAAAGAAGCAGAGAAGATGTTAAAAAAGAAATATGAATATGAACTAAAAGCTCAAAAAGAATTGGCTGATCAACAACGACAATTTGCTCTTCAAGATCGAGCGTATAGACAAGGTGGTATTGGGAATTTCAAAGCTTATTATAACCCAAACTTTGCCGCTCCGGCATATAACGCTCAAAATCCATTTCCTAATTTTCAAGCTGCATTGTCCCCGACATCGTCAGCTGTTGTCCCTCCGGCTGTAGGAGGCAATATCAATCAAAAATTACCAACACTCAATAAATAATAACAACAAAATTGGAATATATTCTATGGCTCTCTTTGATGCTCAACCAGCAGGCTCTCAACCTATGGCTCCTCCGCAAGCTGGAGGAATGATGGGTCCTCCTTCTCCCCAAGATAATGAAGCCCCATCACCATCTTCTCCAAATGAGCCATTAGATCGCCTAAAAGCTATTGCCGATAATATACTTTATGACGATCAAGGTATACAAACAATAAAAGATCTTGTATCGAAACATTCTAAAGACATTTCTGCGACAGCTGCTTTATTGGCTTGTTCTCTATTATTTCAAATGAGAGATAAGATTAGTGATCTTAATCCGGACGATATTATGGGGCCAAATGGTGTAGCTGTTCATATCATCGATTCAATATATGAGATTCTTCAAAATCTAAAAGTGAAAGTTTCTAAACAAGATTTTAAAAAATCTTATGATATGGTTGAAGAGACTTATGAAAATCTCACCGGAACTCAAGAACCACCAGACCAAGAAGCGAATGAAGATGCTACTAGTGGCGGCGGATTATTTCAAGGAGTGATGCAATAATATGAGCATTTGGAGTTTTCTTGGTGGAGCTGCTGCTGGCGCTGAAAATTATCTTCAACAGCAAGATAAGTTAGAAACATTTCGTCTTCAACAAGAAGCGGAATATAAACGTCAACAAAAATTAGAAGAATGGCGATTACAAAAAGAGCAAGACTTTAAACGAGAAGAGGAAGAACGTCACAAAAATGATGTATCGGGCCATATTATGGATCCCAATACAGGTGACATAATTGCTATGAAAAAGAATGGAGAACCTGTTGTTGTTAGAGCCGGTGATCCAAATGCGATTGCCCTTAAAAATCAGCGGATTCAAGCAGAGATTGATGCCAAACGGGCCGCTGCTGACGCTTCTGCGGCTGTATCCTCTGCTCGTCAACAGATGGCTGATGTCGCTTTGGAACGTCTTGGTATAGCCCGAGATAAAGCTGCACAAGAGGCTGCTCAACGTGATCCTATGGGTAAAAGTATTCGAGCTGCTCAAGAGGATTATTCAAAATTCTACAATAGCAACCTAAAACAAATGGTTGACCCAGATAATCCGGATGTTCAACCGGATCCGCAAGCTGTACACGAACGTACAGTTGCTCAAATGAGTCGATTCCACAGTCCAGAAGTCATGAAAGCAACGTTTCAAGGTTATGGAACCCAACCCACTCCCAGTTCTTCTTCGATGAGCATTCCCACGATTGGTAGTTCTCGTCAGATGCCCTTAGTCGTCAATCCGGGTGATCCAAAACCCCCTAAAGGTACTTGGGCTATGAATGCTCTTACCGGTGAAATCAAACAAATTGAATAATACACACACTAATGAGTGACGATTGGTTCAATGATACCTTTAGTTCATCCTATTCTCCCCAAAAAGAGGAGGATAACGATTGGTTTTCTAACACATTTAAACCACCACAACAAGGCTGGTTAGACAGTGCTGGTTCATTTTTAAAAGCGAGTGGTGAGAAAGCTCTAGGCGGGTTAGAAAAAGCAGCTAGTGGTTTTGTTCAAAGAGCCGCTGACCAAAAAGCAGCTTTAAACGAATACTCGGATAATCCATTCATTCAAATGGGGGCGGAAGCTTATCAACAATTTAAACCGCTATGGGCTCCTGATTTAATTAATGAAAATGCTCATGGAACCAGTGAAACTGCTGATTATTTAAAAAATCAAGCACGTTTAAATCAACAATCCGCCACTGAAAATCTTGTTGGAAATCGAATTCCTGGGGCTGATATTGGATCAACTATCATTGGTGGAATTCCAATGATGGCTGCTGCCAGTGCTTTAGCGGGTCCAACAATGGGAGCGAGTTTTCCACTCTTATTTGGTGCTCAAGCGTATGGTGAAGACTACGCTCAAGGGCGAGAATCCGGATTGACTCCAGAACAGTCTAATACTCGGGCTATGGCAGGTGGTCTCGGAGCTGGTGTTTTGGCTGCTCTTCCGGGCGCTGGTACACTAGTTCGAAATGTTCTAACGGGGGCTGCTCAAAGTGTTGGCGAAACACTTGGCCGCGGCGGATATGATGTTATAAAGTCACCAAACACTTATAGTCCTACTGACTGGTTAAAAGAACTAGGAGAGAATGCTTTAATTGGTGGTGCTACGGGTGGGGCTTTTCATGGCCTGTCCGCTCTTACTAGAAGCATTAAAGAAAGAATTTCACCTACGATTGCAGAGACTATTCCAGAACCGGTTCAAACGGGTAATCCAGATTTTGACAGTGGGCAATTTGCCGCTTCTGAAATAGCCACTCAATTTGCTCTTCACGAACAACCATTATTTACCAAGTCTGATTTCAACCTAAAACCTGTCCCTGCTGAACTTCCGGTATTTAGGCAATCGGAACAAGTTGGACAAGTGCCAGTATTAGGTGAGTTGGCACCAAGTTTTGAATCATCAACACCTAAAAATTGGTTTGATACGACATTTCCGAGCGAACCGGACAACGTTTCTCGTAAACTCGTAGGTGGATTGAATGGAATACCACCGGAATTATCATCGTCTTTTAATCCAAAAGCGGTTGAATTTAATAAACAATTCAATAACTTAACCAGTAGTGGTTTAACTAAATCAGAATTGAGACCGACCACTCCAACTCGTTCAGTAGCGGACGAAAATGCCCCATTATTTGATGAACGTGAAGAGTTAGCTACTCCTGAACAAGTCAATCGACTCAATGAGACTCTTAGAGGTCTTAAGAATCGTTCTAGTTTACGTCCAGAGCCCGCGATTAGCCCGGCCGAACGTATCTCTCGCGAAGACGTACTGAGCGATCTTAATAATTCTAAATTAGGTCAAACTTTATCTAAAAAGATCCAAGTTGTTAATGATGTTTCCGAAATACCGGGTGATCATGGCTTAAGTGCCGACTCGCAAGGTGCATATGTCAACGGTAAATTGTATCTTATTTCCGATAATCTTAAATCCGGGTCAGCTGTTCCGGTCGCTTTGCATGAAGCCGTTCATGGCGTTCTGAATAGTGAACCGGGTGGATCTAAGGGGATGGAAGCCATCCTTCAAGATAAGTTCCCTGACATAGTTGATAAAATAAAGTCAATAGCAGAATCTGGCAATAAAATCGCCTATTCCGCTCTTGACAGAGCTACTAAGTCTGGTGTAAGTGAGGCTGATTTACCTCACGAAATTGTGAGTTATTTTGCTGAAGAGGCTCAACAAGCTCGCGCGAATGGCTCTGTACTCGGTAAAGCTGGGAATATCTTAAAAGATATGTACTCGGGAGTTCGAGTATGGGCACACAATAAGTTAGGGTTACCACTCGATCTCAGTTCTAATGACATTCATTATATTCTTAGAACAGCAGCCGAGAACTTCTCAAATCGAAAAGAAGCAATAAACTCTATTAAAGATGTCGCTTTTGCTTCTAGACCTGATGGCGAAGCTCCAAATCGCTCTACTGCAGAACAAACGGCTCTTCGTCCCGTATTTGGTAATCAAACGATAGCAGAGCGTTTAGGTATTCGCGAAAGTGCTATCAAAAGTGTTCAAAAAGAAGAAGGGCAAAATAGACTTGTTTCCTTGGCTCGGGAACATGCCCCATTTTTAGAGGATTTTACGAGAAAAGTAACCAATAATCTTGAGCAAGTGGCCAAAGCTGCTCGAGGTTTATTGTTATCGGATCAAGGTCAAGATCTTCGAATTGTTGGAGCTAAGGATTTAGGATCTAGGGTAACGAAAGCCATGGCCCTAGATGTTCAAGCTTTTGGTAATCGAGTTAGGCAAGTCACTCAAAAGTCGCCTATTACGGAAGCGGACTTAGCTGCTTTTGAGAAAGGCGGAGTAAATGCCGTTAAACCGGAACACAAACAAATATTCCAAGATTATTACAATCTTAATAAAGCTAATTCAATCAATATTTTAGATGAATTGACCAAAGCGGGCAATCCCATTACAAAAGGATTGGTTGAAACAGCAGAAGCCATTGCTGCCAATGCAGGTAAATACTTTGGTCGACACTATCTCCTTGATAAAGAAAAGAATTATGGAGAGAATCTTTGGCATGATTATACCAAAGGGAAAGGGGAAGCCAAAGCAAAAGCCGCTGCGATTATTGAACCAGCTAAACAGAAACTAGGGGAACTTTATTTAATTCCATCTGGTGATTTAAGTCGCTTCCACGCGTTCAAGCTTCGTGATTTATATCAAACTTGGATAGGACCATTATCTGATATCCGAGGCACCATTCCTCGTAAAGAGCAAATGATTCAAGCTCTCGAACAAATGCGAAATAATCTGCCAAAGGATGTTAACGAAACACTTAATTTTTTAACAAAAGAGTATTTAAATTTAGCTGGCAAAGATCCGACACGAGTTGCCGAGTTTTTCCGAAATGTACGTCGAGAAGAAGGGAATCTTCGTAAACGAGAAGATGTTCCTATTGAACTACGTAAATTAGCGGGAGAAATCATTGATCCAGTTACTAAAATGGTGGAATCGTTGACCACTCAAACTCATATTATTGGTCAACATAAAACATTAAACGCTCTTTATGATATTGGATTGAATAATGGAGAGAATTCGTTTTTATTCAAGACACCAGGGGAGAAACCTGGGGCAACCGTTAAATTAGCTGGATCTAGTTTTGGACCATTGAATGGTTTGTATACAAGTCCATTGGTAGCTGAAGCTTTAAACGCTCAAGTTCGTATGCATATGGCGGGCAGTAAATTGCTCGATACGATTGCGAAAGGGGAAGTGGCTCATATTCTCCCCACTTTATTTGGCTCAACACTCGGTAAAGGCATTGAAAAACTAGCAAAAATATTCCGTACAACCCATGTTCTATTAAATCCTCGAAACTGGATTATGCAAACGATGGGTGCTCCTCTTCATATGTTGAGAGCAGGTAATTTTGGGGCATATAAACTGGCTGATGCCATCAGTGCTACTAAAGGGGGAATTGGTCTAGGATATCGTACAGAAGCGAATGAAGCCACTCGAAATATGATTTTAGGTGGTGGTAGTGATGTTTCTATTGCGGGTGATCTAAAAGTATCTAGCCCAGAGTACAAGAATGGTGTCAATACAAAATATAATCAAACTGGACAACAAGAACTTAAACATAAATTTGCTAATGCTTCGGAAGCTTTTCGAGAGTCTTTTCAAGCGGGTGATCAATTAGCGAAAGAATCGAATAGATTACGAGAACTTGATTTCTGGAAAAGATATTATGAATCGAAAGGGATCAATAAATCCGTTGATGATTTAACCAATGAAGTGGCCCAACGTATCGCTTTAACGGAAACATCATACTCGAAAGCGAACTTACTATCAAAAGCGGTAGATCGTAGTGGTCTCGGCTATTTCCGAGCATATTCTCAAGATATGGCTCGAGTAATGAAAAACAATTACTTAGAAGCTTTTTCTGACATTATCAAAGGATTTCAAGATCACGAAGCTGGCGATACTAAATCGGGTAATATGTTAATTAAACATGGAACTCAGCGTTTAGTTGGTAGTCTATTGTCTACTATGGCCACTCGTGGCTTACAAGCAGCTGTAGGTTATGGGGTCTATGGAGGAACAACTTCGGTTTGGGATCGTTTTTGGAACAAAGATATTGCGGATCAAAAAAAAGCGCTTCCAGAATACATGCAAGAAGGATATCCCATTTTTGGAGGGAAGGATGCCAACGGGAATACTTTAGTCTATGACTTAGCTCCAATTGATCCAAATGATCCATTTAATCGATACGTGATGTCATTTGCAACAGAGCCCACACCAGAAAACCTAAAGAAGGTCATTGGCGGATTCTTATCTGGAGTAACCGTTGAACCCAGTAATCTAGGAATGTACAAGACTATTTATGATTATGCCAATCATGTTGTGTCCGAAAAACCAATGAAAAGTGGTTTAGAGAGTGTCGCTCCCAATACATCAAAAGCAATTCAAGCCGGTCTTGTTAATCATCTAGGGATGACTCCAGCGGGGGCTAATGTAGCTATTAGTTCGGCAGAGAAGTTATTGCCAATCAAAAACATAGCTGCTTCTTGGGAGAATCGGAACAGTCCTCTAACGGCTGCTCAATATGGTTTTGGATTGATGCCGACAAAAGTGAATCCCGTTAAAGATATTGAGACCTTTGAATCGAAGAAATTCAATCAACAAATGGGTGAAGCCAAACAACGTCTTGCTCAGTATTTGAGTGTTCCCAATGTTTCCAAGGATGTCTTAGCAAGTGTTGTTAAAGATTCAATTAAAGCACAATTAGAATACTATAACGATTTCCAAGAAAAGGTAAAGGGAGCAAAAGCCTTAGAATATTCCAATAGCGATATTCGAAAGGCACTTCGTGAAGGTCAAGTCTCAAAGCGTGAGATTGGCTCCATCATGTCAAATCAATTTAGACCAAATCTTCCATTTGCTCTTAAAAATCGAGAAGAGTTTTATAAAAATGCTCTTGATAAGATTCTCTCTAATGCAAGCACTCCTGAAGAAAGAACTCAATTAAGAGCTCGTTTCCGAGAGAATGTTAAGACAATGAACGAAGTTTTTAATATGTTTCACAGTTATAAAGGCTCCTCTGAGGATAGTGAGGATTAAACACAATGGGTTATCAAGCTATCCTTGACAATATTCGGGGCCAAACAGGCAACAGCATGGGGGATATTCGAGACTCGGATACTCGCTCAAGTGATCAATACTATACCAATAACGGAAATCCTATGGGCTACTACGATACTAATTATCAACAACAAGGAATGGGGCGATATGTTCCCCCAATGATTATAGGAGATGCTAGCCAACCTACTGGTTGGGCTAATTTTGGCTCCCCTTACAACTATAATATCCCGACTGCTTTTGGAGGATATGGGAATGGTTCGTACGGAAATTATGGGAACTATGGAGCGCCTAGTTGGGCACCTATAGGATATGGCCATAATATGCCTCCTACAGGGTATCTCCCGTCAACGAATAATATGGGCCCTATGGGTACCCAGCCCCCTCCTTTAGCTTCTCCGGGAGGGCCTTCTGTAGGCCCACAAGGGCCATCCAATCCACGAGTGGGTTACATGGATTATATCCGAAATCTGGGAACTCAGATGGGATCGTATCAACGGCAACCCTTAAATAATGGATTAAATCCTAATCCGCTTCCAGCTGCTTCTTCGAACTCAATGATACCTCCTTCGGTTCTCTCTCCCCAAGTTGGATCTTTAGGGACTGGCGGTAGTATGGGATCTCCCATGACGAGCACGATGATTCCAAGTACAGCGGTTGCTCAACCACCGATGGTAACTCCGCCTGTAAGTGGTGCTTCTTTACCAGCATCGGATGGTCCAACTGATTGGACTCGAAACTATTATAACAACATCTTAGCCAATCGGCGACGACCTGGGATGATGCCGTGGACTCCGTAAAATTCCCAAGTAATGAAGAGAAGATTGCCATACATCAAGTCCAAATTAAGATATTAGAAGAACGTTTAGATAAGATGGAAGAGTCTTTAAAGTCTATCTCGGATACGGTTCATCAGGTAAACAATAAATTATCCATGTACGAAGGTAAGTTTGGTGGATTTATTATGACTGTTCTAGGGATTGGAGGAATTATAGGGTGGGGTGTTCAGATTATTATGTCTTATATTAAAGGGATAAAATAATTGGTATGTTATGGACAAATATAACCACTTTCTTTAAAGGTATTGGCACACTTCGATGGATTGGCATGGTTTCTAGTGTATTCTCAGTTATCACAATCATGGTAGGGTTTAAGTGCTATCAAATGGGTAGTGAATATGCCCATTATCAGCTCCAATCGACTGTTATTAAGCAATTGAGTGGTCAACTTCAAGTGGAACAAGGACGGACTCAGGGAGCGATTCTTTGGGCAAGTGAGTTGTCTAAATATATTCAAACTTTAGAAAATCGGAAACAAAATGATGTACAGAAAGCCAAAGAGTTGGCTAAACCTAGTGATAGTCCTAGTTGCGATCTTTCCTCTAGCGAGTTGCATTTCTACCAAGAATTGGCAAAAGGACCCGGCGATCGTATCCGTTCTAAGTGATCCAGCTCAACCTTCTTTGAACTGTCCACCGATTGATAGATGCCCTGATCTTGACATTCCGACGAGTGTATCGAATACTGCCTTCAAGGGATTGGTCGTTGTATGGGTTGACGATTACTATATTTGTCAAGCCAAAGCTGATGCCTTATTGACTTGTATCCATAACTACGAGGAGGGCAATAAGAATTATGAAAAGATCACTAAGGGGTATTTTTGGAATCGGTTTAATCATAATCATAACTGATATATCGGCTTTCGGAACCAGTCTGGATCCAAATTGCTTTACCGATTGTCTCCAACAAAATTATTCTAGTAGTTTTTGTCGCTCTCGATGTTCATCCGCTGATGATTTACAAACTCAGATTCAGAAGAAACGAAAGATCGATCAGATGTGTGTCTTAGATTGTGTTGATAAAGGGTATATGCTATCAACTTGCCAGAATCAATGCTCGTATGATGGATAAGTACTAGAGTTCAAAATGATCGGATAAAAAGAAGCCCGCAGTAAGCGGGCTTTTTGTTTTTACCCCACAAAAAAGAACGCCTGGGTTACCGCCCAGGCGAAGTAAAAAGTGAAACTAGTTTGTCACAAGTATGTACCTAACGAAACAAGCCATCTCTATTTTTGATTCAATCTCTTAGGTATTTGATTAAATTTATTTTGTGCTTCTTTCAGTTCTATGCCGAGCCTCAATAATTCCGCTTCTAATTTCGTCTTTCTGACTTGAAGTTGTTTTAAATCGTGAGTATTCATGCTAGTTCTCTTTTAAACTTGATAATTCTCGAGTGTCCGGATAATTCGATCAATCGTATCTCGGACACCTAAAAGACCAACTGTTTTATAGTCACTATTCTCAATAGCTTGAACAATGTAGGCTCGACACGTCTCTAGTGAAAAGATAGCCTCTCCAATCGGTTTTAAAAAATCTGGACTGTATTTCTCTTCGGTTTTCATCTTATGATCTACTTTTTGGTCGTTGAAGCGTGATTAATTTGTGAATCGCTTTTCGAGGAATCGTTATCTCAGCGGTATAGGAAGGCGTATTAACATCTTCATGATAAGCAATAGCAGCCGCTACTACGATATATGTCTTAGTCTCTTTAATTAAAAATCCAGCCGTTTCACAGTCAAGTACGGGATCCGGAGCCTCTTCACACTCATTTTGCCAGATCCCTTGAGGATGGGCAGCATCTACCCAAGAAACATAAACCAATGGCTTTAGTCGTTCTTTGTTAGTAGCCATGATGCGGCTCATTTCCATCGTCCTCATCTTCATTACTAATACCAGTGTAATTATCCGTATTACTGGTATTATTGCTGTTTTCAACAATCTCTCTTAGTTCACTTAAGAGTGGAAAGCATCCATCGAGACGATCCTCTAAATATTCTCGAAAAGTTTCAAACTCGGGATGGTATTCATCTTGAGCGTAGTCTAAAACCTCTTCAAGTCGTTGTTTTACTTGAACAATTAAGTCGAGTGGATTTTCAAGAATATCATACATGGTTGTTTTATTCCGTCGAGGATACGGGAGTATCATTGGCTAATTTCTCAGTTCTTTGTTTCGTATTAGTTGGTTTCTTAACCTTCTGCTTTTTTGTTGATAACTCTTTTACTTTCTGATTTAGACCCTGGATCATCGTGTGATATTGATTTAAAACAGAGCGTTCGAGTGTCACGTGAGAGTTGTAAATCTGTCGGTACCAAGAAACAATTCCACTCATATTAATCACCTTTCTCACAACTAGAAGCAATAAGATTTAATTTAAAGAACTCGAGCAATCCAATTAAAGAATTACAAGAAATCGGTTTACCGAACACCATAGAAGAATTAGATTCTTTATCTTCAGCGGGTATGATTCGATACTCCAATAACATCACGTTGTCCGGTATAATTCGTTGGCCACTTTCATAATCTTCAATCAGTGACTTAAGTGAGGCCAGAATATCCATCGATTCTTCATGGGACCCTTTTTTGAATAACTGAACAACCTCACTCATGATGAGAATCACTCGGATCTCGAACGGGAATGTATAGAGCATAATAAAGCTCTTTAAAGTCAATACATCTCGATAACAAATTGATATCTTTCATAAAATAAGTACAAAAGTTTAAGATCACTTCTTGATCATGATTGCTGATTCGATTTTGATTTTCTATTGTTGAATTCTTTAGATCAATAATATTAGATCGAATCGTCAAAAGCTTTTGACGAATTGGTTCATTAATAAAGTGATCCACGGTCATACGGTTAACTCCCGTGACCAACGTCCTTTCGGCCCAGTTATCATCGGAATCAATTTTGGTACTCCATATAAGACAGCTCCACAAGCTAGGGTTGGATGAAATTTGTACTTCTTATTGTACTCAAAAGCATATGCACTATTATCGATCAAGCACCCTACGTTCATACCAAACAACATACGCTCACGTGTACTCACATACTGAATCCCACTTGAGCAATGATGATGGCCAATAACAGTACTTTTCATATTACTTAAGGTAGCGCATTTATGAGGTGTCTGACCACCGAAAGCATCACCATGCTCATATATGACTTCATCTATTACGGTTCTTTCTGTAAATTTCCAAGGAGAATCCAGTAGTTCGGCATAATCTTTAAGGAAAGTTTTAGGTATGCCTGCTTCTTTGGCTCTACGATAGACACGATTGTTATGATTAGAATCGACTTCAATTGCATTTGGGAACAAATCATATAGACGTTTTAAAGCCTCTTTCGCTTTTCGATGCTCCGCACCTGCTGACATGGAGTCAGGATCCCGAACATAGCTCCCTAATGCGTAAGCATCAATGGAATCTCCAATGCACACAATCTTAGTTGGTTTAATCTCCTTCTTTATCTCCTCCAGAAAGGAAAATGCGTCTGGGTGGTGAAAAGGAACTTGGAGATCACTGATCACCAGGACTTTATGATTTCCTTTACGTAAACGCATATATTATGATTTTGTTAAAGCGTATTTACGGCATTGTTTAATATATTCAATCATAATATCTTTAATCGCTTTAGTTGATTGTTCTCCAAACATCACACCAACCTCGGTTGTCATATAATTTTTCTTTGAAAACAAAGAAACGAATAGCACTTTTAAGATCTTTCCAAAAAGACTTCGTTCGATAAATTGGAAATTCCGCAATTAAGCTAGGCGAATTTTCACCATCCCAATGCCAAATATCAAAAGTCATTACGTCGCTTCGAGACGAGCACTCGCAATCGACATGAAAGCGAACTTTTTGAGGAATATTATTAGTTCTCGGTTTGGTCATAAATTTTTTGAATCATAAAAACAAGACGAGCTAGAGCATGAATTGTATGGGAAAAGCCGCTTTCACTGTCCGGTTCATCTTTACTTGTTCGATAAGCAAAAAGATGGCGTAATAGAGCTGAATAATGATCGTCTATGGACAGCTCTTTCCAACGTTCAGTAGGATATTTATTGAGACCCCAACCTAAAAGGTCTCCAAGCCGTTGCAATACAGCTGAAGGTATGAGATCGGGGCGGGATTTATACTTTGGTTCATAAATACCCTCTTTTGGGACACGACTTAAATCATCTTGGTGAATCCAATTTTGATATTTGGTTTTCGAATTCAAAACTAGGTATCGATCTTGCGCCCTGGAAAGAACTCTTAATGGGACATTCAGGAATCCATAAGCATAAACATAGTCCCCCGGTTCAAATCTTGGAGGATCTAAAGGAATAGAAGGCACTAACGTAAAATCACTTCGAAGACAAGTTATCGTGGTTGTCTTATCAGTCAATAAGATCTTATATTCGTTAAAATAAGAGTTTTGCGGGTGAATTGCCAGAACTTTTCCTGGCTCTTTACCGTATAAAAAGACCTTTTGACCGACATATAAAGTTGGAATATCAATATGCACTGACATGTCTTATTTACCTTTTATCGACTTCAATTTGTCGCCTTATTGTTGGCGTCATATTAGATCTGTTATCAAAGCCTCGATATACTTCTAAACCAATTTCAGCAAATTTCATAAATCGTCGTTTATTATCATCTGTTGAATATTCAAAAGGAGTAAAGCCTTCCAGTTTTGGAGCTAATGAGATAATAGCGTCCCATTGTTCTTGTGGATATTTGTAAAATAACTCATCCACTGGGTGATAAAAGTCACTCATAGCACCAGCAATAGTAGCGACGCGCGCTTCTTCATTGATATCTGGAAACTCATCCATCACCCGTTCCACCACTGATGCCATAGTACGCATCGTGTCTCGTTGATCAATCTTTGTTCCATACTCTGTGATATAAGGCTGTAAGTCCTCATATCGTGGAAGCATTGTTTGATCGCGACTAGGATTATTTGCATACTCGTATTCGTATATCGCCTTTGCAATTGCATCTATACGTTCAAAATTAGAATCTGTAGAACTCGTCGTACTCGTCATGAACTATACCATCCTTNNTTCTCTTTTAAACTTGTTTCGTAATACTCAATTAAAGACCGTAAATACTCCGTTGAATACGGCTTATCTTGCAATATGTTTGAGCGTAGCAATTCTAACTTCACAGGTATTTTATTAGTTGTGCTTTTCATAGAATCCACTCAGCTGGTATTAGACCAATGGCAAATTTGATATTATTTTTAGTACACCAATCACTATATTTTGTTTTGGAGTTCTTACGTAGATAATTATCTCTCTGAAAAAGCATCCGTATATCTAACTCTGGATGTTGTCGGGTAACTAACAGCATTTTTCTTCGATCATCAGCTGAGAACAAACCTTTACATTCAATAATTAATTTATTCTTTTTAATCTGAAAATCGGGTGTATAGGTATGCTCTTTTTCCGGAATCGTATATTTGAGCTTTAACTTCTCGTAATCAAATTCGATTTGTTGTTCTTCAAGTTGAGATCTTATTTTATCTTCGAGCCCGCTTCGGTACTCCCTAATCGGAAATCGGCGTCGTTGTCGTCCCATATTTAGTCCTTCTATCCATGGCTTCTTTCTCCGTTCGTAATAAATAAACTAAGTTGTAATTCTCAAGCATTACTTGCTCGGCTTGATCTTTATAGTGTTTTTGATACTCTTTTAGACAAATATCATGATATTGATCGATAGATCGAACAGAGGCCAATAACTTCTCAGCTTTGCGTTCTCCGATCTTAGGGACGCCAGGAATGTTATCGGTTGAGTCGCCTGTTAACACTTGCTTCCAAAGATTGAACGCTGCTTGTTGACGATCAATCGTATTGAATTCCTCTTTTACCCAATTGTAAAGTCGAACATTTGGAACTTGATTAAAATCTTTATCAATTGAGCAAATTATTGATTTCTTTGGATTTTTTAGAAAATCAATTACAAGCTGATCATCCGCTTCAATGCCATTCACAACTTCAGCATGCCAATTCTTTACTAAGTATTCTCGAATATCGGCATACCAAGTGGGCTTAATAACGTTTTTGCGATTGCCCTTGTACGGCTTGATTGTGGCAATTTTATGGCGAAAATTATCAGAACCCGTTAAATATCCTCGATAGGACTCCACCGGCTTCAATTTCTCCAATATTCGATTGCAGATCGATTTGACGGAATGCAAAGCATTCCCTAATGGGTCCGGTTTGATTAATATTTGAGGCTCTGGGTCATGTTTCAAAGCTTCTTCTTTCGTATCGAACTCTAAGGTGCCATCCTTGGCTGTATATCTCCTCTTCTCTGCGGCATACCCGCAGCGATACGCAACAATATCGAAATCAAACAGAACAATATTCATCAGAGCAAATCATCGTCCGAAGTGGTATCATTAGTTGTATAAACATCCTCTTCTGGAAATGAATCGTCATAACTCTTAGCAAATCGAACATCTTTTTGTTTAACCGCATCAACTAGGTCATCTAAGTGATCAATATCAATCTCACGGAATCGCTCTAGATCTGTTGATAATCGTGATAGTAGATCTTGCATTTCATTTTTATCTTCCGCTTCCAAATCTTTAAAAACTGGATTCTCTGTTCGCATATGAATTTGCCCCGTCTCGTTGCGATAAACTTCAAAAAATCGACCCAAACCATCCGGCATCTTTACAAAAAGATAATGCCAACATTTTTTCACTTCTTTATTCTGTCGTCTCACTATCTTTCACCCCATCATCACCACTGCTTTGTCGAAGCCCATCTTCGATCTTTTTTAAGAAATCAGCATTTGGGTCATAACAATAGGCACCAACGCATTTAAAACCGAATAATGCGATGGTCCAATTAATATTTCCTAACCATTTTTCCCATTCAATTTCGAATTGAAAGAATGTGAAGTCTATCCAGTTCCAATTAGATGGGTTAAATACGCCTTTCCATTGATTACGAAAATCAAAAGTCCAAAGTCGCTCTTTTGTAGGCACTGGCCGAATATCCATTAGAAAATTTTCCCATCAATAACCCGTTGTATGTCAACGAGTTTCCAATACAGATCGTTAACACGTAACGCCAATTCAAAACTTAAATCTTTATAGTCATTTGCTTCAAAATCATGAGGCGGATTTATTCCAAATCCGACTATCATAGGGCTACTCATATCGCAGAAAGAGTATTCAGTGGCCGACTCTTTAATCACTTTATTGGACATACACCGCCTACACATTCCTCTGCTTCATTAGAAAACTGAGCATCAACTTCTATTCCTGTAATTGGTACAGAGGCATTTATTCGCTTGTTGTATTCCGTCTCAGTGATCTCCTCGAGTGGTGCTTGAAGGAATCCATGATCTTCATGCAATAAAAAGCTCAAGCTTTTGAAGTATTTGTTATAGTTCTCTTGCAGATATGCTTGAATTTGTGGAAGTTCCTCTTTTCGATAATAAATTGTGCAACTAACTGCGTTATCACTCCATTCTGTTTGAAGCCGCTTTACAATCTCAAGTTGATCAATGGCACTCATCTCGCGAGCGAGTTTGGTTCCAATTGGTACAGACATCGGAAATTCCGCCACAACCGTAGAATGATCAAAAGAGCCATCAAACTGACGAACAAACTCTACCGGGTATCCATGCTCTTTCACGACTTCTACAAGCGGCGAATTAGCAGCAATACGAATACGTCGTATAAAATATTGGCTGTAAGCCGGATGGGCACCCGGAGTTACTCCGGGAAGTAAAGAAAGTGTTCCACTAGGCTTGACCGTTGAAAGTTTAATACTAGGACGAAAACCGTTCTTCTTACTGTAATCTACATCAAATTGTCTTAACTGCTGATAGCAATCGGACAACCAACTGCGTTGCTCCTCAGTTGCTTGTAAATACCCTGTCACCCCAATCCCCATCCGCATGTTCTTATGCACAATCTCTTCAGTTTCTTTGTGATGACAAGGAAGATCTAAAGAATGTTTACAAACTTTGTACAACAATTGACTTAAATCAAATAACTCTTCCTTGGATTCAACATTTGGCAATACAATTTCTGCTAAACAACATGTCTCGAAATTTGCTAAACTCTGTTCTGCACAAGGATTGAATCCAATCACTTCTTTATCGCGGTATTGAGTGTCCCCAATACGCCCACAAGATCGAGCCAGCTTTAGATTAATGAGACCAAATGGCTCTCCATTTCCCATATATCCTTTCCAGATCTCATCTGGTAAGTCATTGATATTATTACAAACAATCGAGTTATTACTATTAGATCGCCAATTGGGAATATTACCTAAATCCCATCGTTTAGAACGGATATATTGAAGATCATCATAATCACCGATAGCAATTTGAGCAGATCTGCGAACGTTCCCTGCGACGACGATGGACCCGATGATGTTCATAATATCCAAACAATCGATTGGTCGTAGTTGTTTACCTACCCGTTTTTCAAGAACTCCTGCAATATTTCCAATCCCTTCACATAAGATCTCTGGACCACTAGCTGTGCCTCCAAACCCCTTAATAGGCGCTCCTGAACCTCGGACCAATTGGGTTGAGTAAGTGAAGCCTGTTTTTGCTGTTGTATCGAAAGCGGATCGAAGGGTGTATTCCAATAACTTAACCCATCCTTCTCGGGTATCCGGAACAATGAAGTCAGCTGACTCATGGTCTTTTCGTATTGGTTTTGAAAATCGCTCAAGAACTTTTGGTAATTTGTAAACATATTCCCTCTGAATGTTATAGCCAACACCGCATCCCAACATCAACATGTCCATCGCCCAAGTAAATGGGCGAACTGGTTCATCGATAACCACACAAGCACAGTTTTGAAGAGAGGCAATACCGAGCTTATCAACAGTCTTAGTACCTAATTGCCAAAGGAACCGTCCTGCCACTGTCCCTTTTAAAGTGAGCATGTAGTCAAATAAGCGATCTTCTTCGGCTTCCGATAAAGGATCATTTAATTGAAATTGGATGCCTTCCAAAACTCGGTAAATCGTTTGTGTCCACTCTTCTGTTGGAGCATGTGGGTCATTCGATTCTTCATCCAGTTTGCGGGCATAAGTACGTTTATACGTCAAATATCCGATAGATGACCACGGAGTGACGGACAACGTATCAATATGGTGACTCATCCGCTTCCTCGTCCCCTTCGTTCGGATCAATCTGTTCAGCAGTTTTACTTGTTGGTTTTACGGCAGGTATCCGCTTTGTACTTGGTAGTTTTGAGTTGGAGGAATTACTAGTCGGAACACTGACGGGCGGTAGAACATCAATACCCGCTTCACCTTTTGATTGAATCAAAGCATAATGATAATTAGCAACTTGACGAACCCAATAGAAATACTCATCAATCGTATTAAACTTGAATACTTCTGGTCGCCCAACGATTGTTTCTACGGCACGTCGTCCTGCTGCTTGGTATTCAATACTCTCTTGCTTACGCTTTTCAAAAGCAGTTTTTTCGGCTTTATCGCTTTGCATCTCAGCCTCGCTGATACGGCCAATCTTCTTGATCTCATTGACTTTTACCGTCCAATACCCTTTAGCATTCTGAGCAATTGGAAACTCTAAAACATCGCCCTCTGCAAACTTAGGCTCGAGTGCGCCACATCCATAGGCCGTATCATTCACCTTAATGGAGTACATTGTTTTACCGTTATACGGTTTCTTCAAAATCCCTTGAAGGGTCCCTTTAACCATATCTGACATAATCTTAGTCCTCTATCTTTCTAATTTTATAAAACTCAATCTGATCGTCTCGTTCTGGCATTGCCAGTTCGTAACAAACAATAACCGAGCGTACTATGGCATAATCATAAGTGCCTGTTTCAACTAAATCTTTTGCATAATTCCGAGCGTTATCCAAGTCATCAAACCCAGAAACAGTTCCCTCAGAATCCTCAACTTCATATTTATCAATTCGAAAATCAATCATAGTCTTAATGTATCTCCGCCCAATTTTTGCCAATTTTGTATTCACCATCTAAAGGCACATTCAATTTAAAGAATTCACCAGCCTTTTTAATTGCGGTACAAGTCAATTCACCGATATAATCCGCAAAACGAATATCTGTTTCGAAGTTGTATTCATCATGAAAATATCCCACGCGACAAATAGAAGATTTTAAGTTCAAATCCTTATCAAGTTCTCTAGCCACATAAGCGCCCGCAAAATCCATACAGATCGCTCCGGCACTCTGAAATAACGTATTAACTAAAGAGTGCTTTGACCTTGTGAAAAGCTTGCGGCCATCCAAACCTATGATCCATCGCTTTTGTCCGTTGGTTTCCCAAAACCTTGTGAGATTGTCTCGCAGAGCTTTTAAAGAGTAATTTGAATTCCAAAAATTCTCATATAATGTCTCCCCTTCACTAGGAGAACATCCGAGCGTCTCTGCTAATTTCTTAGCAGTACAACCATACGATAAGGCATACTTACCATTCTTAGAACGCGAACGATAGGGCTTGAAATTGGGATCATCTTTATTAAAGTTTGGATCATAAATATTGAACGATCCCGTTTCTCTAGGAAAAAAGATTTGAGTGTTTTTATTGTGAACATCGCCCTCAAGGAGCTCTTTTGCGTAAGCTCCGTTGTCATATCGGTAGGTGTAATGAGCTTCGATACGAGCTTCCAGCGCTTTCGCATCCGCACCAACCAAGTACAGTCCAGGACGCGCAATAAATAATTGCCGCATCTCTCGTCCTAGTAGGACACTTTCTTCAGCCTTTGGAACATTGACGACTATGGTATGTTTTTGGCGGTTAGTATTAGTAATACCAGTAGCACCAGCAGGTAGACGCCCGTCACGCTTAAGACGCGGATTCGCCAACCAACCTTCAACCACGGAATGCCGATTACGCAAGCTAAGCCAACGTACAACAACACCCACGAGATTTCCAAGCTCACCTCTCTTGATCAAGTCACTACAAATTTTTCCTTTGTCTTGCAATTTAGGAGTGGTTTTTATCAATCGATTGAATTCATCCCGAACAGGTTTTCCTCGAGCATCTTTCTTATAGTTCCACAGCGTCGGTTTCCACCCTTGCGTTAATAACCACTCTTTGATGTCTTCTTGGTTACTAAGCTTCATAGGACGAGTGATTGAAAGTTGCGCACTACCTTTTACCGTATAAGGTAGTCCATAAAACTCAACAGTCATCGGATCGATGAAGTATCCACTATGTTTTTCCATGAACTTCACCATATTAGAGCTAAATGTTCCATCCTTTTTAAATGGTTTAGCTGGCATAGTGAAATCCTTCACTTCCGCTTGTTTTAAAGGACGTGGTGGTAATTGGGGCTCAACCGTCTCTTCAATCTTAAGCATCTCCTCTTTAATCCGAACTGTTAAAGCAACAGCGCGATCAGTATCGAATTGGAAACCAGCGCGTTCTTGAACGCACATCAAATGATACGTTTTCTGAGCGAGTTTAAGAGCATTGGTCCAGTTTGCTTTCATAGGAAATTAAGAGTTTTGTTCAACAGTACGTTTTCTTTTCAATTTACCTTTATAGTCCGGATCACTTGGTTTACTTTTAAAATCATTTCTCCAAACACTGAATTCAAATGGTTGGCCGTTAATAGTGACCTCCCCACCAAATATAGGAGAATTCTCCCCGATTGGCTCGTTGTCCCACATAACAAGGCGAAAATCAACGAAATTGTCAGGCTTATTAATAGTTGTTTTGGATTCGGTAATCATGCTTCTAACTCCTTTTCTTTAAGAAATTTATATAGTTTTGTTGTTAAACGTACATCTTGTTTACAGTATTCCAGCATTTCTTCACTAAACTCTTTGAAATTGTCGTGCTCTAATTTATGAAAGCCTAGACGTTTGCCCCAACTCTCTAAAGAGTGACCGCCTTCTCGATCTGGATAGAGATATCGGCTCCAGACTAAAGTATCAATAAAAGTGACGGGTCTGTTGTTCCAAGTATCTGGGCCAATGGTATACGGAATGCCAAATAGTTTTTCTAAAAGTGGTAAATCATAACCAATGATATTGTGCCCAATAACAATGCTTGCTTGGTTGATCATGGCCTCAATTGATTTTGAGTCTTTCGGACTTGTAATAAGAAACTGAGCACCATTTTCTATTATTTCATCTGCCACTAAACAATGGATCTTGGTGGCTTCTTCTAGATGATTATCGGCTTCAATATCAAAGCACAAAATCATCCATAGACCTCCCCAGCATCATAAGTGAGAAGCCGTCCAATATCTGAGTAATATTTCAAACTGTCACAAATTCCGTTGTCACCCATAGTCCTGTTCTTTAATACGGAAGAAATTGAAAAATCTCGACTATCACCCAAGGTATCCCGCTGAATGGAGATAATATTTGAACTCAATTGTTCGAGACCAGCACTACCGCGTAGATCGGTAATCTCGACTTCATCACCACGATTAAAGTTCTTTTTGTGTACGCGTTTTAAATGTACAACCGCTAATACACCGACCCCTGTTTGTACCACTAACTCAGACAATGAAGTCATGGTTTTATCAATGTCTTTGCGTTCGTTATCACTCTCGTGACCGCTAAAAATCATTGATAAATGGTCTAAAATGATCCAATCACAATGAAGTGCATGAATAAAATATCGACATTGTTGAATTAGCTTATCCGGGTTTAAAGAACCAAAGTGATTGAAAAAGTGAAAACGACCTGATTTAATCAATTTGTTATAACTTGATTCAATCTGTTCTCGAGGAAGTGCATTATTTTGAAATTTTAGTTTCCATAGCGGAATATTGTTATCAATCGCAATATAAGACTTCACCGCGTCTTTCATCGGTGTTTCAAGATAAATATTAGCGATTGTCTGATCATGTTGAGTCGCTAAATGGTATCCAATTTCCCGAGTAAACGTACTTTTACCCACACCAGAACCCGCACATAATAATGTCAATTCGCCTTTACGAAGGCCATTTAATCGCTTATTCAGAAGCGGGTAAGGTATCGAGAACCCCGGCTCATCGGTTTTCATGATCTCATCGAGTGAGATCTTATAGCCGGGAACTATGGCCTCTGGATGGTATTCTCGGGCTTCACATACGTCTTCATAAAATTCTTTCGCTTTCCCCGCCTTGAGGTATTCTCCGGCATCTTTATATCGGAGCGATACGATTTTGACCTTGGTTTGCGCGCAGAGGATGTCGGCAAGCGTTTTTTGGGTTTCTTGGCCGGGTTTGTCTTTATCGAGGGCAAGGGCAACGGTTTCGAACTCTGCGAGCCACCCGAGAAGTTTACGGGTGGTGGCATCCAAGGTTCCACTTTCGGATGCCCCATTAGGAATAGATGCAACGTTATAAGTTTTCCCCATAATGTGGAACATAGTTGCCGAAGCCAGGACATCATCTTCTCCTTCTGTTATTAGAATAAATTTCCCCTTTGGTTTGCACTTATTCATACCAAAGAAGCTGTTGACCTTTCCGACAATCGGAAAGTCTCCTTTTGGAACTGTCCGTATCTTATATCCAATGACCGTCTTCAAATCATTGGAATCATAGTATGGACAAAAAACACGATCTATCGAACAATCCTCTTCACGCACTGAAACTCGAACTTGATATCGCTCACAAATCTCTAGTGGAATTGGCTTGTGTGTTAACGCTCTAATAGGATATGAGCTAATAGCACCTATGTCTAATACCGGTCCACGACCCCCGCGAGAACCCTCATCAAAAAAACTCCTACTGGATGCTGTCATTTGCAAGTTATTGATTTTATAAGATTTTTGACAAACAAAACACCAACCATAATTTGGATTACCTTTCCTGTTAATCACCAAATTGTTACATGATGTGTCGCCACCTTGACTGGCACACCCAGGACACTGTATTCTTTGAGACACTCGGGATACACCAACTTGTGATTTATTAGTTGAGAGTTTCAGAGGGAGACTCTATCAACACACTGTCTTTACTCGCTCCAGACAGTACTTGATCTAAATTTACCCCTAATAATTTGAAGATGGCACAAATAGCGGTGGAAGCTCCATACCGGTCCATGGCCTCTTCCTCGGTTTCTGGGCGTTCGATAATCTCTAGTCGAAGCTCCAAATCGCGAATTTCGCCAGTTTTCGGATCGAATCTATCGGTTATACCGATCTTATAACTAGCCACGAGCACAGGCTATATGTTTGTTTTGTTCGAGTTGTTTTACGAACTCCAGCAAATTAGAGAGATAGTCCTTAACTTGAGTTAAATTGTCAAAATATAAGTCTGAATCGGATGAGGACGAATATTTATTCACATTAAGAATAACTAATTGTGGTCTTGATAAGAGACCTTTTGTTGGAAATTCAACTCGAATTTCTGCTTGATGGAAATTAAGATATACATCTTGATCTAATGTTCCGATGGTATTTTCTTCTTCCTTTTTAGGAAGATATACTTCTGTAAACCTGTCGAGTTGATAAAGAATTTTTGGAGTAGATTTAACAGTTTTTGATTTTGACTTTTTAGAAATCTCAGTTTTAGAGATTGTTGTCGTCATTGCTGTTTTCTTTTTCATATATGTTGATTTGCACCTTTTTAGTTATAAAAAAAATGTGAACCTAATTGACAAATTTTTTTAAGATGAAACTTGTTTTCACCAAGATCGAAATTCGTAGCAGATTTACAAGAGCCGAGACTGGGACCTGTTTTGGCAATCATCTGATCGGCCATCGTGTGAGCTCGATCCCACGCTTCAAGATCGGGAGTTGTGTGGGGAGAACGGGGATACCGAATTTGTTCAAGTGCTTTAAACTGATTTCGTTGTTGTACCACCCCGCAAATATCTTCTGGCCAACGCCCTGAAGAATCCTGGGTTCGATTAAGAACGACTTGCATTACGGCGGCCATTCCAATATCCCCTTGATCTCGAGCTTCAGCATAACCAACAAGAGCAAGACATTCCCGGCCATAAGATTTTTCAATAGAAACTGGATCTTCATTAAATACAAGTCCAGTTAAAAAGAAGCCTAATATTCCCAAGATGGATAATATTGAATTAGACATTTTCTTTTCGCTCTCTCGTTTTCACAAGGGGTACAAATATTATACACGAAATTACAAGAATGTCAACAAATGTTTCATAAAAAAGAAAACCTGGCACAATCTCTCGTACCAGGTTTTAAGATGCTACTATAATATCAATTAGTTCATCATATCGATTGAACTTAACTCGCCTTATTGATCGTGTGATCAATAAATATGGGAGTTCCTCGATATTCCCGGGGACGGGCGGAAGAAGAGGGTTTTACTAGTTTACGTGCTTCCATAACTAAATTTTCATAATCTTCTTTCAACCACACTCCAATCCCTTCCACACCATGACGAACACAAGTACGCGTGATAAATTCGGTTCCAAGGAGTTTTTTCAGTTGCCAAGCACTGTTCGCAACATTGGTCAGTTTTGCTCCTTCGATAAAATAGGATTGTTTTGGTTTCATCATCTCGAGACCATACCGAGACAAACGAACTGTTGTAGGGCGTTCGTTCTTAACTAAAGAGGCCTTATTGACTCGCTTAGTTCGACGACGACCATGAGAGCGCGGTGGAATCGGAACATTTTCATCAATATGAATTTTGAATCGTACACCACGATCACTAATACGTTTACGTCGTCCACGCCGAGAAATCTCTCGATTATTAGCCGTAGAAGGATCACTTACTTCAGAATTATTACGACTTTCAACAACGCTGTGTTGGTAGTTATCATCGTGATAGTCATTCTGGGATGTTGTTTGGTTCAACATGGTATCAATCTCCATAATTGTTAGGGGTTAAAAAGCCCCATATATAAACATACTTATATGGGGCGTTTAATGTTTTACAGCAAGTGACCTATTTTGTCAATCTTTGTCTTCGTATTTGATATAGTCTTTTCTTGGTTTCTTTATAGTGTTTCGATTTAAGGATTCTTGCTTGAATTTTCAAGAGTCGATTTTCACCAAGAGCGGGCATATCAAATCGTGTTTCCTCTGAGTCATCATTTCTTAAATATTGCCGAGTATCCTTAGAAGGTGGGTACCAACTGGACGCTCTTAAATGTTTCAGTGGTTTATGACGAATCAGATTTTTAGCACCGAGCCACATATCTTCCGCTAAGAGATTACGCCGTACTGCTGAGGATGGGGGCTGTGCTGGGTGGTGGTCGAAGTAATCCATTATCATCAGGCCTCTTTGAAAAAGAAGGAAAGACGGTAGATTTATCCGGTACAACAGAGACGATGGAAAACGTGCCTTTCTCGCCCTCGAGAAAGTCTTCAAGAAGTTGTTTAATATACACTTTATCTCGAATTGTACCTGAAAATTGTAACTTTGTCAATCCAATCTTCTTTACATCATTCTTCAAATAACATAATTTTAACAAAGAGTACACGTGTTCTGTGTCTGTAATGTTAGAAAACTCGATTTGGCAAATGGATTCCATATTTAAATCAACAATATTATTCATATATGAACGCACACACCTATATTTATGGTCTCGCTGGAGAGAAGTCCACTTTAGGATCGACTGGTAAGTTATTACTTCTAATAAAATCGAGAACACGTTGTTTGAAATGGGCGCGAACCTGAGCAAATGTTTGGCATGTAATTGGCGCTGCCATAGCGTCAGGAACAGCGACCGCAATAAAGTCTTTGCGTCGAATGACTGGTTTTGGACCTAGTGCTGTTTGTTGAATGTCATACTCAAAACAGTTCGTAGCCTCCGCTGGATCAAACATTGTGAAGCCCGCGTAAGAAACATTCGTTTCCACTTCGAGACGGATGATTGGATCGGTCACCATCATTGCACCAGGGTGCGAAGCAATCCAAGTTTTAATTTTCTCTGCAGCCGGAGATCCTGCTGCTACTAATTGTGCCTTGAACTCTTCAAGTTCTCGATCTCGATATAAACCTCGTTCATTTGGTCTACTAACTCCGTTTTCATCCCAGATTGTACTTGGATCAGATGAAGCTACCGGAAGTCCAAGTGCAATTTGAACACTTTGAACAATCATTTGCGGGTTAAGCCCCTCAGACTGACCTTGGGTGATTAATTGAGTCAATATCGCGTTAAAACTATCACTTGTTTGTGTTATGGACATATTGTACACCTTCTATCGGTTGATGTTAAAGTTTCAAAATTATCGTTAAAAATAAAATCGTCCCTTGTTGATCTATAAACAATCCCAACAGAACCATCGAGATTGATTTGACCTTGTTCTAACGTTCCATCGATGATATGTA